GAAAACAAAGAAGAACTCGCAGAACAAGTAACAGATACATTCGGATTTCAGTATGTTCCTTAAAGCATTGTTATTTTCAATGGCGGCTCACGCAGGTGAGCCACCACAATTTACCATTCTTGGTGAGAATGAGCCAGCACCCTTTGAGGGTGTTTTGTTCAATAAGCGCGGTATCGCTGAGTTGTTGGTTATGCCTGAAGAATATAGAATGGGTTGCGACCTAGAGATTGAATACCAGTTAGACGTTCAAGCTACTGAGTTTCACCTTGAGCGCCAAAATTTTCAAATTCGCTTAGATGCCCTGACGCGCGAATACGATTTGCGCATCGAACAAAAAGATATCGAGATTGTCGCGCTGCAAGAGGCAATGTTAAATCAATCGCCAAGTAATAAATTGTGGTGGTTTGCCGGCGGTGTTGCTGCTGGGATTGCAACTACATACGCCGCATACAGGATGTTCAATGAGCGATGATCCAAATAGAATTGCAGCAATAGAAAAAGCAATTGCTGAAAAGTACGGAAAAGAAACCATACAAAATCCGAAAGGAAATTGGAGTCAAGCAAAAGAAAAAGAATATCTCGAACAGTCAAAAGAGTTCTATAAGAAACAATATAAAAATGACGAATGGCAAGAAAAAGTAGATGTTAATGGGATTAAGATCTCAAAAAAACTACTTAATAGAGAATCTTTAAAATGTTGTCCCGTCTGTGGATCCTTTCCAAAGAAATCAATGGATGATGTTTGTCTTCTTAAATTTGAATGTTGCAGTAAATGTTATATCCAGTATGTTGAAGACAGAGAAGAAAGATGGCTAAAAGGATGGAGACCTGATGAAACTTGATACACAGACCCTAAGAAAAATAATTAAAGAGACTTTGAATGAAAGTGCCGGTTTAGATCCTACTAAAAAGGCAGTACTACAGAAACAGACTCGCGATGATTCGATTAGCAAACAAACTGCGGGCGTTGGGAGATTGACTCAAGCTGAGGTTGATGTGGTCGCTGTTTTAAGGCAAGTCATAAAGACTCTTGAGTCCCCCGGAACACAAGTATCCGGAACTGCAAAGAATCTCGTGATACGCCTAAGAGATGAAATTGGTAAGACTACAAAAAAATAAGGAGAAAGTTATGGCATCAATTTATGAAATCGTACAGGGGCTATCGCAAGCCGCTGCAAATGCGTATGATGGAGCATTAGGCGAGGACTTATCTCCGACTACTACTGGCGCTTTGCGCCGCGAAGAGGGCGATGCGCTCATTGATAAACGGGTTATGGATGGATTTAATGTTAAATTTTATGGTAATATGATGTGTCTTACTTATCATTCTGAAATTCAACTAAAAGAAGTATATGCATCTGGTTTTGAAACAGATATAGATCAAAGACTTACCGATATTAAAGGATGGCTCACCAAAGAATATAAGCGGATCACTGGAAGTTCTGTGTCTTTAACCGAAGAGGGCGAAGTTGATGTAAAAGTAGAGAATTCTTCGCGAGTGCGTTCGTGGGTTGTAGCTAAAAAGCACTATAAAGTCGGCGGTCTTTCCAAAGAAATGAACGACGATAACAGTGGCTCTACTAATCCGGTGGAATCTAGCTGGAAAACATTCTTAGATCAAGGAGGCTGGGGTTCTCGTCCTGATAACGATACAAGGAAAAAGGACTGATGAAAATCACACTTGAAAGATTACGCGAGATTATAACCGAGGAAGTTATCAAAGAGGAGCTTGCTCCTGAGATAGCTGCGCCGGCGATTGCGGCAATGCTTCAAGGATCCGAAGCTGAAGTTACTTCGGATATCTTCGGCGCCGTCTTTGATCAGATGTACGGAGAAGGTGCTTTAGACGCTGAAGCAGAAAGAATGGCCGATGCCGAAGAACCAGAAATGAGAAAATCAATTAGAAGCCCTGGGCAAGAAGAAGCTGAAGATGTTCCGGTAGAGCTTCCAATGCAGGGAAAAATTCGAAGCCTGGAAGAAAGTATTGAGATTGAAATAATAGATGATTAATGAGTTTCCAACTATCAAAACAAGAACAAGTAAAAGAGATACTTAAGTGTGGAAAAGACCCCTCCTACTTCCTCAATAACTACGCAAGAATATCGCACCCATTACATGGACTTATTCTTTTTAACACTTTTGACTTCCAAGACGACCTTCTCAAAGATTTTAATGATTACCGTTTTAACGTTATTCTAAAAGCTCGTCAGCTAGGTATCTCAACTATTACTGCCGGCTATATCGTATGGATGATGTTATTCCACCGCGATAAGGCTATTCTTGTTATGGCAACTAAGTTTGCGACAGCAGGAAACTTGGTTAAGAAAGTTAAGAACATTATGCGCAATGTGCCTGACTGGTTAAAAATTGCACAAATCAGTGTAGACAACCGCACATCCTTTGAATTATCTAACGGCTCATCTATTAAGGCGGCTTCAACATCTGGTGATGCTGGTCGTTCGGAGGCCCTGTCGCTTTTAGTTCTTGACGAGGCCGCGCATATTGAAGGTCTTGAAGAATTATGGACAGGTTTGTATCCTACGCTGTCTACGGGTGGTCGATGTATTGCGCTTTCTACGCCCAACGGAGTAGGTAATTGGTTTCACAAAACATGCACAGATTCAGATGCTGGCGCAAATAATTTTAATTTAACAACGCTAATGTGGGATGTGCACCCAGACAGAGATCAAGAGTGGTATAAAAAAGAAACTAAAAATATGTCAAAGCGCCAGATTGCACAAGAGCTTGAGTGTAACTTCAATACATCTGGCGAGACTGTGATTGATCCCGAATGTATGGAGTGGATGCTCTCTACGGTGTGTGAGCCAAAATATAGAACTGGATTTGATAGAAACTTTTGGATTTTTGAAGAATTCGATCCAACATGTAATTATCTTTTAGTAGCCGATGTATCGCGCGGAGACGGTGCTGATTTTTCTACATTCCACATTGTTAAGCTAGAAACGTTGCAGGTTGTTGGAGAGTACCAAGGCAAGCCGACTTTGGATATGTTTGCTAATATGCTAAATAGCGTAGGTCGTGAATTTGGCGGCTGCATGCTTGTGGTAGAAAACAACAACATTGGCTATTCAATATTAGATAAGCTTATAAATGAATATCAATACCCCAATGTATATCACTCTATTAAATCGACACACGAATATATCGAACAACATCAGGCCGAGTTAAGAACGTCAGCAGTTCCTGGTTTTACCACGTCTATGAAAACGCGCCCCCTCATCGTTGCTAAATTAGAGGAGTTTATTAGAAACAAACTAATTACCATATATTCTTCTCGTACTGTGAACGAGATGAAAACTTTTATTTGGAGGAACGGAAAGCCACAGGCGATGAAAGGCTACAATGATGATTTAATTATGGCGTTAGCTATAGCGTGCTGGGTCAGAGATACCGCACTTCAGACCAATGCAAGAGATTTAAATTATCAAAAAGCTTTTATCAGCGCGGTTTATACCACCAGGACGACTATGAATACTAAGATTAAAGGTCAGCATGGCTACAAGAAAGATGAAATTTTTGATAAAATGACTGAAGCAGAAAAATTATATAACCAATATAAATGGATAATTAAGTGAGAAAATAAATGGCACCAAACAACCCAAAGCAAGGAAGAAATCCCGCCAATAGGCAAACAACATTATTTAAATCCTTAACGCGTTTGTTTTCTGGTCCTATTGTTAACTACAGATCACAAACAGGGCGCCGAATTCGCAGACAACATTTGGATAAATTCGCGTCACGATTTAAAAGCGCTTCCGGACAGCAATTTAAAAAGTCTCTCTATAGCCCTCTTGATACTATTGCGACCAATGCTATAGCCAATCAGCGTCGATCTGAGCGTTATATTGATTTTGATCAAATGGAATACATGCCTGAAATAGCATCTACCTTAGATATCTATGCTGATGAAATGACGACTTATTCTGCTCTTAGTCCAATGATTAATATAGATTGTCCGAATGAAGAAATTAAAGCCGTCTTAGCTATTTTGTATGATCAAATTTTGAATGTTCAATATAATCTTTTTGGATGGGCCCGCACCATGTGTAAGTATGGTGATTTCTTTTTATATCTGGATATAGATGATAAGTTTGGTGTTCAGTCTGCTATATCTTTACCCATACAAGACATAGAACGCCTTGAAGGGCTGGACTCCACTAATCCTAATTATATCCAATATCAATGGAACTCTGCTGGTATGACTTTTGAAAACTGGCAAGTTGCGCATTTTCGTATTTTGGGTAATGATAAATATGCTCCATATGGAACTTCTATTCTTGAGCCGGCGCGCCGCATCTGGCGCCAGCTAACATTGATGGAAGATGCTATGATGGCCTATCGCGTTATTCGCTCTTCAGAAAGAAGAGTCTTTAAAATAGATGTCGGCGCTATTCCACCAAATGAAGTTGAGCAATATATGCAAAAAATTGTAACGCAGCTAAAAAGACACTCAGTAGTGGATGCATCTAGCGGAAGAGTTGATTTGCGATACAATCCTATGTCTATTGAAGAAGATTATTTCATCCCCGTTCGCGCAGGGTCGGCTACAGATATCGTTAATCTTGCGGGCGGCACAAATACAACCGAAATAGATGATATTAAATATTTACGCGATAAATTATTTTCTGCGCTTAAGATTCCTCAAGCATATTTGGCCATGGGAGAAGGAGCTGCAGAAGACAAGACTACGTTAGCTCAAAAAGATCTTCGTTTCGCGCGCACCATTCAGAGATTGCAGCGTGTTATTGTTGCCGAGTTAGAAAAGGTTGGAATTATTCATTTGTATACGCTTGGTTTTAGAGGGGATGATTTATTAGCCTTTGACTTGTCGTTAAATAATCCATCTAAAATTGCAGAACTTCAAGAAATTGAACACTGGAAAGCTAAATTTGATATCGCCGGCGCAGCAACTGAGGGCTACTTTTCAAGACGCTGGGTTGCTGAGAAGATTTTTGGAATGTCTCATGAAGAGTTTATGCGCAATCAACGCGAAATGTATTATGATCGCAAGCATGATGCTGCCCTGCAAGGGGTTGCTGAAGCCGCGGCCGCCAGTGAAGGGGGCGGCCTAGGAGGCGGCGATTTAGGAGGCGATCTGGGTGGTGACCTGGGTGGCGACCTGGGTGGTGATCTTGGCGGCGACTTAGGTGGTCCTGAAGAAATGCCTGCCGGTGATGCTGGTACCCCGGCTGAAGGTGGTGGAGATGAATCCCCGTTATTAGCAGTTCCGCCCGGTTCGCGAAATTCTCCACGGACGTATGGGAAAGATGAAAAATATTATCCCGTTAAGCGCGACGGAAGAAAACGTTCTGGATTTCGAAAGAGTCAATTAGCTAAGACTAATTTAGAGAAACGAGGCCGCGCCCAAAGAGCAAGAACTCCCGGATCGGAGATCAATTCAATGGCGAGCAGGGATAATATTGCAGCAATCCCTAGCATTGCAAAAGGTATTTATGAAGATAAACAGTCTATTTATAACTTGAGAGAACAAAACGAAGAAGATAGACTTTTTAATATCAATAAATCTATCAAAACTCTTCTAGAAAA